CGCAGGAGGTGTTCCGTGGGTGGAAGATAACGCATTTAAGGACTACAACCTTGAGTTTGCCACAGGTGTAACACTTTCCCCGATAATTGGAGACGATGCGGGTTCGGGGACTTTTGGCCAAGGATTTACAATTACAGGTGTTTGCAATATGGCATTGCAATTTGGGTTTCAACCGTTTGAAGGAAATGGAGGTTGTAATGTTTACGGTGGCACTTGGTCTGGCGCAATTTCTCTTTATGGTTCTCAAATATCTGGTGGCACTTTTCAAAGCGCAGTTACCGTAGCCAATAACACAAGCGGAGTCATAAGTAATGGAGTTTTTAACGGCAGTGTAAGTGGAGTATCTATTTATATTCACAACGGAACATTTAACAGCACGGTATCATCAGCGGATATTCAAGCTGGAACATTTAATGGTGCAGTAACTTCTACTGGCGGAACAAGTGGCGGCACGTTTAACAGCAGCTTTACGAAAACATCTGGCAACGTCACAGGCGGCACGTTTAACAACGGCATCATAGATCAATTCTATCGTAACGGCTTTCCGCCTCCGATTGTTTTCACCGGATACAACCCCAAGGCACTTGATGTGCTAGGCACTGGTCTTTAACAACTCATTTATGGCTAACTGGTATTTCAATAACGCGGTTGACACATCTTTCGTCAATGTTGGAAATTGGTGGGCGAACTCAAATGGAACTGGAGCCCACCCAGCTTCCGTTCCGTGGATGTCTTCCGCGACTCAGAACGATAATTTACTTCCGGTAACTGGATTTGAAGGATACGCTTCTCTTAATGTCAACGCTTACGACGCTGATCCTGTCGTCTCCTTGGGCGACGGAGTCTCAATAACCGGAACCTGTTCAGTAAAAATAGACTTATGGGGTGGAGGCGAAGACGCCTCGTTTGGTGCAATAAGTTCTGGAAATTATACCTCTGAAATTGTAGGTTCTTACAATGGAGGTATAAATAAAGCCCAATTTGGTCTCATTACAGGTGGAACTTTCTCTGGTAGAGTGTTTGTCGCGGCGGTCACTGGTGGGAACTTTAATGGGTTAACAGAACCGTTTCAAATTAGTGGGACGGCGGTTTGTGAAACGACTGCTACAGTTACGTCAACAGTCCTTATACAGGGTGGAGTATTTAACTGTCCTGTTACTCGTGGCGGTCAGACCTCTGGTGGGACGTTTAACGCAGCAGTGACCACGGAATATAAAGAGCGGGAATTGTGCCAGCAATATTAGTAAACCAGTTTCCTAGTTCAAACCAATTATTGTCTACAACAGGCTTAAAATAGATAGCCATAAATTAAAGAGTATAGGATTTAACAAGCGATACCAGCATCCAAGTCGCCCCGTGTTTCTCAAACTTCACACGGCATCCCTTGCCTGATGTGATCGTGACCGGAAACGCAATGGCTGAGTCAGATGGCTTCTGGATTGCAGCGTGCAGATCCAGCGTGCGATCAGCACCGGAGGCAATAAGCCAAAAATCAAGTGCGTTCCAGTCGGAACCGTTGCTAACATTGACGGTCACGTTACCAGTAGCTGTGGCGTTTTGCTGCTGACCGCTAGTGCGGTTAAGCGTCACTGCACCAGAGATTGAGCCAAGGGTTACTGGAGAAGGCTCAACCGCGCTTGCGCCTTTTTTGGCATACCTTGAGTCAAGAAATGGAAGGTCGGAAAAGTTCATTTTAATTAGCTGCGGGTGATGGTGCTAATGCGATAGGCTCCAGCAGAACCCGCATAAACGAAGGTTTCGGTGTAGCTTAGGCCAAGGGATGCAGACGAGTGAACAATAGTGCTAACACGCTCATTAGCCGTGCCAGCGTCAAGATAAGTGAACGTGTCCACCTTATCCAATGCCGTATCAACGGGAGAACCAGAAGAAGCACTACTCTGCACTACGCCGTTTACATCTACTTTAACGGGGACTACGACACCAGCAGTTGTTTTACCAAGAATAAGGGAGTTCATAAATTAACGAGATTGACGGGATAAGTGGGTTGTAATTCTACGGTTGATTATATTGGAAGTGCGCTGCTGCTCGGCTTTGCCCAACTCAATGTCTAAATAGCTTTGAGCAATTTGCTCCTCTGCCATAGCCTTATCAAGCTGTCCATCCATACGAAGGAAATCAGCATAAGAACCATGGGCAGCATAATGAAAAAACTCTAGGGGAATGTCTGTGCTTACGTTGGTGTAGTCCTGCCATTGCTTCTTATACGTCACAAAAACAGACGTAGTGGTAGAGTCAATACGGTTAAGGATGTTAGCACCATTGCTATCAACGTAAAACTCGTATTCAATAGCGGTGTTGTCGTAAAATGGTCGATTGCGGTGGATGCGAATGAACTCGCCAATCGTTGTCAAGGAAGCCTGAGAATAGGGAACGGAGTGATCCGTAAGCGTGCGCTCCTCGCCAATAACCATGAAACGATTCCAGCTTTGGCTAGCATTGTAAGCCATGTAAAGCCTACGGTTCATAAACACAACAATACGACTGTCCTCTAAGCTCGTAAAATCAGAGACGCCAGCGAGCGATTTAACTAGATCAAAAAACTCACTATAAGCCTTGGTTTGCATTAAGCTTTATTAGGAGACAAATCAGGGAACTTTTGGTTGAAATAACGGAGAAAATCTTTGCTGTGGATTTCAGCATTGCCATACTTGGCTTGCAGGCGGAAGAACTCGCGTGCGGGAAAAACCGCTACGCACTTGCCGAGACCCTCAATGGTCTTGTGGCCTTTCATAGCCTGAGCCTCGCCGCGAGCAATAATCTGACGACTATCCTGTTCAGAGAGTTCTTTCTCAAGAGAATCTTTAATCTCTTTAATGAGTGCGCTGTCAATTTGCTCGTCTGTAAATTGCTCGGATTTGGCGATAATTTGCATAAAAAAAGGGACACCCCTTTCGGAGTGTCCCAAGTGTATCACAAGACTAACTTAGCGGAAACGACCAAGATTGATAACACGGAAACCAACGATGATTTCGCCAGCGGTGATGCTAGCGAGCGCAGCGTCCGTAACCTTGATCACAACAGCGGTGTCGGCAGAAACAGCCTTCACGGGCAGCGAGCCACCCTCAATGGTGGTGTTTCCAGCAGTCTGCACGAAGTCAGAACCAGTATTGAAGGTAGGCAGGTTGACAGTAGCACCATCAACGTCAAGAGCGGCGATAAAGGCAGCAGTCGTGCCAGTATAACCAACCTCAACGGAGAGCGAGCTAGAACCAACGATATCCACGGTATTGATGATACCAACCAAGTCCACGGCAGAACCAGCGGGTAGGGTCAGGATGGTCTTGCTGTTACCAGTTCCAATTGCTTGGAGATCGAGGTAATCAAGTTTAACAACGTGCGTGAAATCGCCAACGGATTCATTAACAGTAATTTGCGGCATAGTAGTATTTTATTAAGGGTTAGGCAATCGAGGTGATCTTACCGTGAGCAGCGGGGTGCTTAACGAGAAGGGTGAGGGTGGTATCAACATAACCACGCTCGCCACCACCAAGGTTGGGGAGACGGGTAGAACCAAGCGGAATAAGCTCGGCAACGCCGTAATACTCAGGGTTAATGAGGTAGCCAGTATCCTTGTTGGTCGTGTCAGGAGCGCAATCAGGGTTCATGTTCACAACGGAAACAAGACCGTGATCGGACTGATACATCTCAACGGTGAGTTTGATGGTCGCACTACCAGACTCCATGTTCACAGCACGAACGCTGTAATCGCTGGAAGCGGAGGTGCGAGCAAAGTCACTAATGATGCGGCGAAGACCAGTATCGGCAACGAGCGTGAGGCTATTGGTCGAACCAGTAACACGATAGATGGAAGTGATGAGGTCATTGAAAACCTTCTCGTCAAACGCAGTCGAGCTGTAGATGCTGGAGGAAGGCGTGCGGTAAGCAGAAGGAACGTCAGCAGGGCCAGCAGAGTCAATCCAGTCTCCAAGACCACGGAGCTTATAAGGCGTGCCGCTACCGTCTTCAGCAGAACGGTCATTGTTCGACATCAGGGTAGCCTCAATGTCACGCTTGATCTCGCGGACAGCTTTGGCTTCAGCCTGAGCAATCTTGGCTGGGCCTACCGAGTCAACAGCGTTCTGAAGGTCGCTCACCATGAAATCGCGGCGGAACTTCTGAACGTAGTTGCCAAGACGAGCGCGACCAGCAAACTTGTCGGTGAAGGAGGTGACATCAGCACCCTCGGCAATACCAGCGGTGCTGGGAGTAGAGAGGGAGTCAACAGTCCACTCGGTGAAAGTGGCGGAAGCCTTGGTTTTAGGGGCAGACGAGAGAACGGGGGTCTCTTCGGGAGCCAGAATGGTGAGAACGTCGAGCAACTGCTCGCGGTTAGAAACAGCAGAACCGAGGTTCGTGGTGTCGAAGGTATTAGAGAAAGCCATAATTAGTGTTTGTTAGAATTAGCGTTTAGAGAGTTGTAAAGCACGGAGAGCAATGAAATCATTGGGTCTTCCAGATTCAGCAAATCGTTTCTTAGTATCAAGAACTGCCTTAGAGCTGCGACCTTCTGGTTTATCAGAAGATGCGCTATTCCCAGCAGGGGAACTCGGAGGAGTCATCTTGGGTTTTGATTCAGTTGGTATAACCTTGCGTCCATACATAGAATTGGCAGCGTGTGCCAAAATGTAAGAAAGCTGGGGAGCGAGTTCTGGCGCAGCCTTTTCAAGCTGTGACAAACGAGGATCGTTAATCATAGCCTCATATTGCTTACGCAGGTCATTGTCTTCGCCACTAAGCCAAGTCAATTCCTTGCGTGCAGATTCCTCAAATGCAGACTTAAGGTTCTTACGCTGATCTACCGATTGCAGTTCTTGTAGCTGCGCTGGTAGATATTTGTTGCGAGCCTTACGCGCATTTTGCAAAGCATTACGGATGTCTGCTTTGGTCATCTCCTTTCCGTCAACCATAGTAGCTATGTCATTGTAAGAAAGATGGTCGCTCTTGAAGAGCATATCCTCTGCCCACTCAATAACGTCTTCAACCTCTTTTGCTTTCGCTTGGAGTTTTTCGACACTATCAATAGCGGCGTATGGATTGTTTTCCACCTTGTTGCTTACGTCGAGAGGACTCACCTCATTGCGCTTCTGAAGTTCAGCTTGCAATGCGGCAATTTGCTCCTCTGCCTGTTTGCGCCTAGCTGTCAGTTCCCCGAAACGGGCTACTGCACGGCTTCCTAACTTATCAGATAGGTCGCGCAATTCAGATTCAGACATAGACTCTAAATCAATATTTGAAAGAACGTCCTTTTCCTTCGTGGAAGGTTCTGGATTCCCCTGCTCTGGGGCATCTTCAGTAGCACCTTCCTCTTGGGGAGGATTTGCTTCGGGGGGCTTGGAAAGCGTCCCGAGTCGGCGGGCGATAAGTCCGTCAACTGTTAGATTTGACTGTTCCACTAGTTTTTGGTCAGAGTTAGCGTTCTCTGTAATGATTTCTTCAGACATATAAACGCTTTATTACGCCTAAGCGGGCGGCGAGAAACAAATAATAGCACACCGAAACTACTGGTGACTATGCTTCCTGATTAACTCAGTAGAGTCAATCATTTTTAGCATATCATCATACGCAAGGATACGTCCGCTAATCTGCTGAATACGTTCACCCGTTGCATCGTGCATGGCGGAGATATACGATTCACGAATAGCGAATATAGTCTCTGCAAAATTGGCAAACTGCTTGTGGTTAGATAACCACTTGATGTCTTGTTCGATTGTCATGGCTTGGGAAACTTAACTGTAAAATCTGGTTGACCGATAACGCCAGCGGGAGGAGTGCTTGTAATAACGGGAGCTTTGAATACAACACCAGCAGATGCCTTCTTAGGCGCAGCAGCGGGTTTTGCTGGAACAGGAGCAGCATCATTAAAGCTAGACAAGAAAGAATTGGCAGAGGCAATGCGCCTGTCCATGTGTGACTTCGCGGGATTGGGACGCAGGAAGTTTGTAGTGAAGCCTGTGGTAATCTTAATTGGATCGTCGCTTTCTAAGATATCTCTAATTTTCTTTGCATTTCCAGCACCAATATACTTTTGGTTACTGCCATAGATGGTGTCGTGAACATACGCCACCTGAGACTCAATGCTATCATCCAACTCTTTTCCTTTGCGCCAGTTTTCGTATTGGCTAAAGTGTTTGTCGGTTCCGTTTTCGTATTTGCCAGTTTCAAGCTGAAACAAACCTCGCGCTGGGCCATTCTTTTGCTTTTGCTGAGGGTCAAAAGTTCCGCCAGTCTCTACGTCAATGCTGCCAGCAAGAGCGGCAACAACTTTAGGCCTGTCGCCAAACTTAGCTTTTAGGGCATCAACAACCTGCTGCTTGTTTGCAGCAATTGTCTTTTCCTTTGTGCGTGCCGCTGCCATTTCTGCTGGGGTCATACTGCTTGGGTGGACATATTGCCAACGGTGGAGGGTGCGGTTCCAATCTTGCCAATCTGCGCGTTCTGAGACTGCTGCATCTGGAACTGATATTGCGAGGCGTATTTCTCAAGACGACCCCTAAACGACTCGTCCTGCTGCAAACGCTGGGCTACGTCAGGCTGCGAGGCATACTGCTGGATAATCTGGAGGGCAACCTGTGCGCCATTTGGACGGGCTGGCATCTCAATGGCAGCGGCAATCTTCGTAAGGTCATCCGTAACCTGCTTCACGATTTGCTCCTGAGCCTGTTGTGAGGGCTGGAGAATGGACGCAGCTAGAACGGGGTCGATGGCAGATGCAGCAATATCGAGAACTGCATCCACGTTAATACGACCATTGCGATCAATTTGAAGCAACGAGAGTATTTGCTGGAGTTTAGCCTCTTGAGTTTCTGGATCATTGTTAAGAACGTCGAACGTAACCATCACATCGTAATTCTCATCTGGATTGCCCTTGTTGAATGTCTGGGCATCCGCAACACCCGTCACTTGGAAGAAAACCGAGTCAGGGCCAAAACGCTGGAAGCAACGATAGCACATCTTGAGCACCTCGGCGGAATGGGACAGAAACTTGTCGATCAAGAACTGCTGGCGAATCTGGGCAAGTGGGTTTTGCACATCAAGACCAACGAGACGATCAGCTTGCTGCTGCATGGAGTTTTCCATCTCAAGCGAGCCACTATTGTAGGCGGGAACTGGGCCAAACATAATCTCGCCAGCACGACGATAAGGAACGAAACGGCCTGGCCCCCAATCACTTGGGGCATTTCCTACGGGGTGCATAATCGTAGGAAGCGTAGCCATACTGTTGCGGTCAATGCGGCTATCACGCTCCACCTTTACCTGCATCTGGATGCCGCGAAGAGTGTTGGGAACGGTCTGAACGTCATACAGACGCTTGCTATCCTCGCTGAGACGAGTGACCACAACGGGGTAGTCCTCGTAGCCATTCATTAGCTCAAACTTGGCGTAACCATTTACGTCGTTGTCACCAGTAAACTCACGGTGGAACACGGTGCAATAGATGCCTTCGGCGTTATCCTCGCCAACGAGACGCTGGTAGCCATACACCACTTCGATCAAGTCCTGCGACTGGTAAACGGTGCTGGAGTAGCTGATAGAACGGCGACCTTCCTGCTCACGCTCAATCGAATCGACATTAACGCCACGGAACTTGTCGATGACATACTCAACCCAGTCTGCGTCCCAACCATCAGTAGAAATCTTGTTGTGCAACTCCTGAGCCGTGAAATAGGTTCGCCAGAAGCAATAGGGCGCACGCTGCGGGTCTGTTACATACGGGGGAAAGAAGAAGTCGCCATCAGGCGAAAGGGTCTTGACCAGAGGCGCATCTACCTGACGACGAACGGAAGGGATTTCCGTCTGTCCAGTTTTACGCATTTCGTTCAAACACTTCTTTGCAGTCTTCTCGTTAATGCTGAAAATCTGCATCAGTTTTTTCAACAAGATTGGGTCTTCATTGCCATCCAAAATAATTTGCTGTATCTCAGGATCAATTTCGCCCAGCTTAATTAGCTGCAAGTAGCGACGATCCTCACGATGCCAGCCAACATAGGTGATAAGCAAGCCACGCTCAAGCAAGTAGTTTGCGCCAGGCTCCAGCTCCCGCTTAAACCGTGGGGTGTAACCAGACGGTAC